AATATCTATCTCCTTTTTTAACAGGCATACCTCTGTGCATGTGCGTAAAACTAGGAAACATTAAAGCATGACCTTTAGGTAAGGGCTGTACAGTACCTTTGTTAAAAAATTCTGTTCCTCCTCCTTTGTAATTCCCTGTATTTAAAGGAACAACTACCGTTATATCGGCACTAAAATCATGATGCCAAGATGTTTGTTGTATTGTTCTTGGATTATAATTTGCTATTTGTATACCACCACCACTTACATCTCTTTGCCATAGTGATTGGAAAATAGGATTTAATTTTTCAAAAACAATTTTCATAAAAGATATATACATGTCTTTAATTTCGTTTTGTAAAACTATTTCTGGTATTTGTCTAAATTTATCTTCTGCCTCATTTGTTGTGAATCCAAGATATTCTTCCATATTTTTAATTTCATCTAGGAGCATTTCACAGAACGCTTCTGTAAATATAGGAATAGTATATATTCCTGGTAATGGGTTTTTAACAATATCTAGTATTGGTAGAAGCTTTTTTATTGGCTTATTAAAATCTTTAGTTCCTTCTTGTTTAGCAAACTTCATAATACTAGGGATGCTTGTTTTAATTGCTTCGGATGTTTTATTTTCAATCATCCATTCTGCAGGTATTAATAGAAGATGATTCTTAATAATATAAGAGTTATTTACTACCGCTGTTTTAAATGTTCCTCTCATTTGTTTTTAAAGAATGCTCCTTTCGGTTCTCCTGATAAATTAAAAGCAAAAGATCTTCTTTCACCTTTTCCTTTAAAGGGAAATACTTCGTGAGACTGCCAAGCGGGAAATATGTAAAAATCTCCAACTTTTGGTAGAATCATTTCATTCATCTTTATTTGTAAAGACTCTGGTCTATAAGGAAGCCAACCATTTAAGGCAAGCCATCCACTAGGCTCGGATTTTTCATTAATTTGTTCTGGAACTTTTAAATATAAAACACCAGAGAGTAGTCCTCCATGGGTGTGGGGTGGATTATAGTCTCCGTCATATTGTGACACTACCCACATATCTATAACTGTTGTGGTAAATTCTTTCCATATGCGACTGGCGTTAGAATCATACTCTCTTACTTCTTTTACATATGCTTCGCAACATTTTTGGGTAAAGTTCTGGAAATTTATTACTTTTTTATTGTAATTCAAAGGGACAGATAATTGTTTTCCTTTGTATATTTTTCCAGCGAGTTGAGAAGAATGATCAATGGCATCTGGATCTGCAATAATTTTATCAGTTATTTCTAACATATCTTTTACATATTGCTCTGGAACAGTAATGTGCAGCATAGGCACAGAAAACAGTTTTCCCCATCTAGCCTCTACATTTAAAGGCTCTGGTTTTTTATGCTGTTTCTTGGATTTTTCTTCTTTTATATTCTTCATTTGTTAAAAATTCAATTGTTTTGGGAACACTTCTTATGTCTCTGTCTGCTAATGTCTTTATTTTTTTAACAACATCTACTTTAACCGCAACTGATTTATATTTTTCTATATTCAATATAACCTCCTAAATTAATGGTTTATATACTATAATATATTTATTTCTTGACACTATGCAAGTATAATCTTATATTCTTTTTATTGGAGGTAACTATGTTAAATGTAGAAGAACTCAATAAAACCATTTATCTTTTTCTTGGAGACGAAGACGAAGACGGAGATAATGGTGATAACGGAGATGACTCTAAGGATTCTGATGATGACTCTGATGACTCTGATGACTCTGATGATTCAACTGAATCAGACTAGACAAAATTTAGTCTAGCTAGACATACCCGTAGTGATGAAACCTATATTAAGGTGGAAGCTACGGGTATTATTTTATTATGAAATCTTTACTGAAGCTCATTTTTATTGTTTTTCTGCTGTTTGCTTTAGCGATGTGGGCAGAGTTATATTCTGTTTTATTAACTGTTTCGTGATCTATTATATTTTCTTGATGTAACCCTTAGGTTTTTAGATGAAGTGTTTTTGGTGTTTCTATCTTTGTGATGCACGTCTTTTTTATCATATTTACGAACTCTTCCAGACTTTAATAATTTGCGTCTAGACTTATTTCGTTGAGCTCGTCTTTTCTTTTGTTTTTTCTTTTTATGATATTTTTCGTATTCTCGTTTGTAGTTTCTTTTTTTAGCCATTAATGTAAAGTCCTCTTTTTAAAATTTTTATGTTTAAAAGCCAAAGCTAATGCTTCAGCCCAGAAAATTTTTGCTTCTTCAAAGTCTAAGGATTCATCTATAATCTTATGAGCTAGCACTGCAGCTAGTGATTTTAGAGCATCTTCAGTTGTTATTTCTTTTCCAAAGTGAGAATTACAATCTTTTACAAAATTTTCTATGGTTGCATTGGCTCCTGTTCCTATTTCTCTAATTGTTTTTTGATCATATTTTTCTGTCATTATAACTGACTCCTTATGTCATCTTCACGTTTCATTCGTATATAATTTCTAATATGAATTATAAACATTACTACATTTAATGGAACAAGCCCCCACATGCTTTGAGAAATTGTAAGCCACCACCACAATATTTGTCCGAACATACCTACAATAGGGGCGCTTCTTGACCTATTTCCATATATCCAAACAGTTGTAATCGCGGCAAACGATGCTGCGAGTTCAATAAAAAATTTATCGTTGAATTCCATTGTCATTCATCCATTCTTTATATTCTTTTACAAATACATTAATAATGTCTCCTAATACAGAAAAACGCTCTGGTCCATTGAAACCTCCTCCACTTTTAGTAAGAATGCTTGCAATTTTTAGAGGATTACCACTCATTTGAATTTGTCGAGAAACAATAGGCAGTGTTTCGTGTAATATTGCCCACATATCTCCACCCGGTTTGGGTCCATGACAATGAAGTCCTCTTGGCTCTAAGGTTTTGGGATCACAATCTACAATAACATAATATCCTGTTCCGTTTCTATCGACTTTCGTAATAGAACAAGGAGTTCTGTTTGGGAGTTTTCGTCTCATATTAAAATTTTTATTTGTCATTCCTCGTCTCTCCTTTGGGAGTTTATTTTATCTATTATAGCTTCTTTTTTTTCGTCTGAAAGTTTTAATTCTTTAAAATTAATTGATCCGTTAGAGGTTCTTTTAAATAGATCTCCACATTCTAGACATTGATACATGCTTTTATCTACGTGACACATCATAGTGCGGCGTTTTTGGTCGCAAGGACAACTAGACATTTCTTCTAGGAAGGAGCGGAGAATTTTCATTTTCCGACTTATGGTATGTTTAATTATCTTATGTGCTTCTTTTATTTGTTTTTTAGTATATTTTTTCTTAGTCATTTACATGTGCCCCAGTTGTTCCCAATTGATATATCAACTTTGTTAGGAACTTCCAGTTTAGCACATGCTTCCATTATTTTTTTAATTTTTTTAATTTTTTTTTCTAATTCGTTTTCCTCAACAGATATAGCCAATTCGTCGTGAACCTGTAGCATAGATGTAATGCCATTTTTTGCTAAGGATACCATAGCTTTTTTAGTCATATCACTACCACTTCCTTGTATAAGCTTATTTAATGCCTTATATGTAAAAGCTCTTCTTATACCTGGTCCGTATTCTCTTCTGGCATCCTCATAAGACATAGGTTTATGAATACCAAAAGCAGCTGGCTCCCACAAAGGAAACCTGCAACGTCTTCCAAGTAGTGTTCTTACAACTCCTGTCTCAGATGCCTTTTTAGAAACAGATGTTGCCAGTTGTCTTACAAAAGGAACTCTGCTGTGGTATTGCTCAAATAATTCTTCTGCCTCTGCTTTATTGAGATTTAATTCATCCATTAGCTTTCCTTTTCCCATACCATAAAACAATCCTAAATTAATTGTTTTAGCGGTAGATCTGGGTATGCTAGCCATTTTTGCTACAAGATTATGAAAGTCTGTTTCTTTTCTATAATTTTCTACGAACTCTTCAACCCCGTCTAGTCCGGACAAGGAAGCATAATGAACCACGAGCCGTGGTTCTTGTTGATTATAATCAAAGCTAACCCATTTACAGCCTTCTTCCGGTATAAATAAACTTCTGATCCGTGGTCCAATATCCTTGTTCCTTGCAGGAACCTGCTGTAGATTAGGGTTCGAGTAACTCATTCTACCGGTTACTGTTCCACCCATATCGGATCTTAACTGATGGATCTCAGCGTGTATGCGTCCTTTGTGATTATGTTTTAATATTGTATCAATGAATGTGGTATGCGCTTTATTAGTCTCTCTGCATTCCACAATAAGCTGGGCAAAGGGATGAGCATTATTGTGTAAAAAATTCTTTGTAAAACTTGGCTTACCAGTGGGAGTTCTGTTATATTCTATTTTTAATTTATCAAATGCTTTTGCCACGGATGCTGCAGCCCATATTTCCACATCTAATCCAGAGGCTATTTTTATTTTTTGCTGTATCATTTTTTCTTTTTCTTTTAATTCTTCTTTTAACTTCTCTGCTCCTTCTACATTTACTCTTACTCCTTTCCATCTCATATCAATTAATAGCTTTTGTAATTCAGTTTCTAAATCAAAGATAGACCATAGATCCTGCCTATTCAGTTCTATTTGCATATGTTGCCATAATTTAAATGTTAGTCTTGCGTCCTGTTCTGCGTAAGCACCAACATATTGTGAGGGTAGTTTCCACATATCCGCTTTGTGATCCAGCCCCCATTCTTCTGCAACTTCTCGGAGCAGTCTTTCATCCTTTCTTTCATGCATAAAATCTCTGCTTAATGAATCCAGTGTGTAACTGTATCTGTTTTCATCTACAAGTGGTGCTGCAATCATTGTATCGTAGATTGTTCCTTTCACATTTATTCCCCACCAACGAAGCCAACCCACATCATAAGGTGCATTGTGAAAAACTTTATTTATATTAGGATTTTCTAGAACGTCTTTAGCCCATTTCTTAACAACACTTTCACTTAAATTATATCCACCGCCATGACCAAAAGGAAAATACCAAGATTTTTCTCCATGTGCCATTGATATTCCAACAATGTTACCATCTCCTCTAGCCCAGCCCGGTCCCATTTTCATAAGATTAGGGTCTCTGGTTTCTAAATCTACGGCTATAAGTTCTGCTTCTTTTAAATTAGGAAATCGCTCTGGTGGCATCCATTCAGATGGTGGTTTGTATAAAAAATTATTTTTTCGTTTCATTGAGCTGTCCTGCATTAGGAAGGTTGTTAGCAATATCATTCATATGTTTTTCTTCCTCTAAAAAATCTTTCTCAATTTCTGCGTAATGAATTATTTTATCTAAGTCTTCAATTTTTTTTTGTGTGTCTGTTGTGTTACTAGCTATACGCATAATATATTTAATCATTACTCCAAATATAAACTCAAGTTTATTTTCTCTAATAAACCTAACAGGTTGTTTCTTCCATACTTTATAATGTTTACCTCCTACTTGTTTATTCAAGGGATTATTCAATTGTCCTCCAACATCTGTCCTGCCATGAACAATATTTACATTCAAAGTGTAATTTATTAGTTGTAAATCTAGGCATATATTTATGTTCTTCTGTCTTCTTTACTATTTCTTCTGCTTTAGTTACTAGGGATTCAGCGTGTTCTTTATTGTATATTATTTCTTCATGATGCATATCCCCAGTTTCTTTATTTATACCTGTTAGTATAGCGGGGTTCTTTGTTACATCAAGCATGTGCATATAGATTTGAACTTGTGAATAATATTGTGAGTGGGAACTTTGCACACCGCATTGTTGAAAGTAGGAATATTTTTTATTGTTCATACTTTTACATTCCCAAATTCTTGGATACTTTATATCAGTAGGACCATCCTTTAATATTCCGTCTATGTG